CTCTGTCATTGCCGGGAGGGAAAGCCACACCGGGAGTAACAAAGCACATCATCGTCATATCCGTCGCAGTTTCGGCGACAGAACGAGACAGGGACACAGGAACGTCAAGGGAACGAGGCAAACTCGTCTTAGCGCAACTGACTACGGGCATACCGGCTTCTCTCCAGGGATTGTGATTTCAATGCCGTTAACATTCCACTTCGATTTATCGAAAGTAGGTCTGCTGGATGCTCTCTGTTGAATAGGGCATAAAAATAAAAGTTGAAGTAGCTTCTAGGCTGAATTGCGCCATTGTAATAGGCGCTAAGATCTTGTATTCCACTCGTACCCGAATAGCCAAGAAGCTTCCATAGATCAAAAGCCCTTGCTGAAGAGCCCAATGACAAGCGAGCGTTTACCGCACTTTCAAGTGCGCTAGGCCCTCTAAAAGTCACCTGCACTTCGCACAGGGAAAGGTTTATCAGGCTCTCAATCGGGCCAGTATCAGGAGAACATGAGAATGTTCCTCCTGGATCCTGACGCATGACCTCGATATTTCTCCACCACAAGGTGATGTACAATCCCTTTGGCGGTCTCGTTCCTGCCTGAGTTTCAACAAGAACTCTGTTGGGTTCAGGATCCCATCCAAAGAACGAGTCAAAGTAGTCCTTAAGAAGGACATTGACCATTTGAGGAGTGAGTTGAATAACATCGCTCATGTTGAAGTGCCTTACGCAGTGATAGATATGCTTATTGGTATTCCCCATCATGAACCCTGTTCCCCTGACCTTGAACTTGAACCCCTTGTACAGCACGTAATCTTGACGGTGTTCCAGTCCTTCCTCGTTTACATCAGAATAGAACAGCTCCTTGTCCGTTGTAACGGAGATACCGCCAGACGAGGAGTTTCCGTCGGAATAGAATTCAAGCTGCTCTATAGTAAGGGCTAACACGATTGCCCTCAGCGGTTCAGGCTCTCCAATCTGCTCTTCTTCCCATACCCCGTCCACGTGTTTTCCGACACAATGAACAACCTGAACAACTTTGGAGAAGGCTCGCGTGACCTTGTCGAAATTCATAGGTATCGCTGTCATGATTTATCCCTCACCATGTGAGTTGCCCTATTATGCATAGTCATCGTGTCGATGAGAGGAACGTCAGATCCCTTCCTCTCAATGGTGGCCTTGGAGTTAGGTTGCCATTCGCCTTCCGTAATGGCCTTTCGTACGTCTTCAGCGGCGGCTAGTCCGGCAACCTCTAGAACCTTTTCCAACGTCGCGTCTCCGCTCAGCAGTTTAGGCCCTAACTCTTCCATTACTTCTTTGTACGTCTTTTTCATGTATTGAGAAGCCAAGTCCATGAATGCACGTCTGGGAACACCTAATCCGTAGTTGTTCTTCAACGCGACTTCAATAATCGAGGCTTCATCGTCATAGTTGGGTTCAGGAACCCCAAGTCCCGAAGCGTCTACGGGATAGCCAACTGCAACCTCCTTCTTATCCGCGTACTTTAAAGCAGACTTGATCTTACGGAGGGCTTCCATGGTCTGGACAGGCTGTCGTTTCAACTTCAGGCTCGTTTTCATATCAGTACCCTGCGTTCACAGGAGGCCATTGCAATGAGTACAAGAAGCGACCAATTGGTCTGCCGCCAACAATATCAGCGGCTGGTATCCAAGTGCTGATGAGCGCGAGCAATTGGAGTCCGTACTTGGTTCCCGCTAAGTCGACGGTGAAAGGATCGTCTCCCATCACCAACGACAGAGGAGCAGAACCTTGGGAGAGAGAACCAGTGGCGGCTGAGATGTTAGTTCCCACTTCAGAGGAGCTTTGATCCTTCATCCCTCCCTCGGTATACGCCTCACCAAGGTCATACAAGGTAGCCAAGCGATGCGCTGTAAGAAGCCCTACAGCCAACTGGAACATAGGGCCGAACGAACATTCACGCAAAATAGCTACACTCGTTGTACCCGACGTATTGACTGACATGGACGGAACACGAGAAAACTCCGGATAGAACTCCAAGAACTTTTCGTCTACAAACGTCAACTCACCGTCAACGCATGTTACTATCCCGTCCATTGGGATAGGCTTCTTAGAACAGTTCATGGTCACACCTGCATTGTTTCCTTGGTCTTTCTAGGCTTCCCTCTGGAAACCTTTTCGTTCTGGGGTTCGGCGAGCAGTTCAGCAGGGGGCTGAGGCCCTTTCACCTTGGCAGGTGCCGCATAAGGATTGACCTTTTCCCCAAACACCAACACGCCCATGTCCATCAGCTTCTTGACGGTTTCAACCTTCTTGTAGGGCTTCAAGAGCTTCTGTCGTGCTGTTATCATCCGGAAGGGTCACAAAAACCCATAGGCGGGATCAGGTAGTGCCTTTCTCGGATGCAGATGGTACGAGGGGTTTCAGAGCGATTGCCGATAATCATTGCGTCTCCTTTGGAGAAGGGGCTCCTAGTCGCCTAGGAGCCCTTGATGGTTTAGATGCCGTCCACGTAAGCCATGGAGCCCTGCTGACGAACATGGTAGGAGCCGAACTTGTTTTCGGCGTACCATGCAACAGCGAGAGGCTTCGGCTGAGGCTCGCTGAGCTGATAGGGCAGGGGGAAGGGCAGGATCTGGTTCTCCTTGCGGCGATCCATGATGACCATGCGGTCAGAACCGCCCGCGCCCGCGCCTTCAAGGTAACGAGAGGGAATGATTTCCAATTCCCGCCCGGTCACGCGATACATAACGTTGTTGGTAACAACGTAGTCGATCACGTTGACGGCGATGCCAGTGCCGCTGGAGGAGCTCGTCGCGCCGATAACCATAGGCATGTTGGTGATCTGGGCGAACTGCTTCAGGGGAAGGAAGATGGTGGTCGGCTTGAAGATCGTGCGGCTGTTCTGCCACAAGAAGTTCAGGGCAGAGTTGATATCGCGAACGATTTCAACGCCGTTCTTGTCTTTCCATTTAGTAGAGGCCGGGACAGCGGAAGAAGCTTCCGGAGTCATGACCGTCAGGCCGGGATAGTTTATCCAGCCGTTGAAGCCAAGGTCGGGAGTACCGAAGATGATGCTGAGTTCCATCAGGTTGTCACACGCTTCGCGCATGGCACCACCAAGATCCTGAGCCAGATTGCCGTTCACGCCGAAGCTGTACTGGCGGGCATCTTCGTTGGTAACTTCCGCGCCAACAGCGGCATAGGCGATAGGCACCTGAACGGCACCCATGGACTGACCGACCATCGGGATGTCGTTGTTCGGGCCGTGGCCGATAAAGGCCGCCGCGCCGTGGCGGTTGCGGCTCATGTAGGCATAAGACGTTGCGCCGGGATTGATGTCGCTGTAGATCTGCTCTTCGAGAACGATGTTGTACCATTCACGGTCAGGATACAAGACGTCATAGAACTGGCTGTCCAGTTGGGTGGTCAGCTCAAACGCAATGTCAGCGGCAGTGACGTTGCACGCCGCGCCGCTGGTAGGAGCAGCGTTATTGAATCTTTTCAGGCTCATTCTTCATCTCCTTAGAGAAGCTCAACGAGAGCGATGTTGTTGCAGGGAGCTTCTCCTGCGGTGAACGTCCCGAGGAAACGCGCTCCGGTAAGAAGCACAGTGTCTTCGCTGGCGCCAGCCGAGCCCGCCGTAACAGCGGCTCCGGAGGCGGAGGTGAGACCAAGGATAGCCGAAGCGTCCGTGGTATCCGCAGTCGTAGGAGCAGACGCGAACGTGATGGTGGCAGATGCGCCAGTAGCGGTCGTGGTATCCGCAGTCGTAGGAGCAGACGCGAACGTTGATGGTGGCAGATACGCCAGTAGCGGTCGTGGTAAGCACAACGCCGTTGCCGACCGCTTTGACGGTGACAGGCACAGAGGCCGTGGTGATAGCGGTCTGAAGGATGGTGGCAACGTCGCTCACGGTATTGACCGAGCTGAAGTTCAGAGCCGCAACCTTGTGGGGCGTGTTGGCAACAGTGATTTCAAATCCACCGTTGGTGACGGCCTTAACGTCATTCACAGACAGGGTGCCGCCATTCAGAGAGCCGGGGGTAGGCGTAGCCGTGCCAGTGATGGGAGCGGCAGAGAACGCGCCAATTTTCAGGCCAGCATTTTTGGTATCGCGAACGATCCAGTATACCGGGCCACCAAACACAGTGGAACCCTGCGCAAGCTGAACCCAAATACGAGCCCCGGCGCGGTCACGACGAGCGTAGTTCGCCATGTCTTCAAAGAAGTAGCAAGCTTCACCATTGGAGTTGGTGCGCATGAACTGGTTGCGAACCACAATGCCCGCGAAGGACTCGTCGGTAGCGGCGCTGTCCGGAGGCATCACGATGTCATAGTTGAGGCCGGGACGGTTGCTGCAAACGGTGGGCTTCACCATGACGCCGATGCCAGCCGTAAGACCGACGGTGGCGTCCACAGGGCCGACAAACGCGCTGTCAACCAGATTGATGTCCGAGGCGTTGGCGAGCATGCCCGCGAGAGCAGTCGCTTGCTGATCAAAATACTGGAACTGAGCGAAGCCCCTCTTAGGAGTGTAAACCATTGCTTACTCCTTCTCGCTCTTGCGACGAGCATTGTTGAGGCGCATGGGACGGAGAATTCTGTCCAGAGAGCCCTGCGCTTTGCTGTTGTTGATCTGAGCGGAAGCCCCGCCCATGACACGCTTGTTGGCGCGCTTCTGCCGGATTTCAGCCTGACGAGCAAGGGATTCGAACGCGCCGTCAATGGCGTCCTGAGTCCACTTGGAGAGATCTTCGGCAGGGACACTCATGGCGTGTGAACGATGATCTTGCGACGGTTGGCAAAGGTCTTCGCCTTGGCGCACTCGTTCTTGACTTCTTCCTTTTCCTTCTCTTCGATCACTTCATTTTCGATAGCGTCGTCGAGAATGGCGTCTTCGGCTTCAGTCTGAGCGGCGGCTTCCTGCGCCATAGCTTCCTGGGTTTCCGCGCTCATAAGGTCGTCGATAGTGGCCTTCTGCTCCTCGATGGTCGCCATTGCCGCATCGTACTGGCTCTGGAGGTCGTCCAACTGAGCCTTGATGCTTTGGGCTTTTTCCACCGCTTCCGCGAGCGCATCGGCGTTGAAGGTCTTCTGATCTTCAACCATCTTTTCAGCTTCGGCCGCGTCGTCCTCGTTATTGAACTTGTAGTCGACACGACGGTTTCCGTACTGTCTCTGAAGGACTTTCATTCCCTTCTCCTTTGTTTGTTTATGATTAACAATACGGACGTTTGGTCCGCACCGACCTGCACCTTCAGGGAGCAAGAGAACATGGTTAAACCTCAGATTGGTCTGGACTGCCCCAAAAGGCTTGCCCTTGTAAACCCCTTCCTTGGAATAACAATCCCCGTCGTAGGCAGACGAAATTTCAACCAGATCGCCTCTCTGATCTTCTCAATCGCTTCCTTGTCGGTGATGAGAAGGTCAGTGACAACGTAGCCGCCTTCGACTCGGGGAGTCCCTGCTACCGAACCAACGGTAAGCCCGTCTTTAGTCGTGTTCTCAGGTGTTCTCCACACATGATCTTCGACGATAACAGGCTTGCCTTCCAATGACTGGAGAGCTTCATCAGTAAACTCTTTTACAGGGATGTACTGCCCCACGAGCCCTTCAGCGTTCTCCTTGGCATCATCAGGCGATTCGGCTTTAAGATAGGGAAACACCCCATCAGCCAAAACTCTGGCCGTAACCCTAAGCATGCCATCGGAGTCGATTCTCCAGTTCTGGAACTTATATCTGTTAGAATACCGCATGACGTTAGCCTCATTTATTGCAGCTTCAACTTGCTATAGTCAATTTTGGGATTGGCATGGCACCTGCACCGGATAGGCCAGCCCGGATGTCCATCGTCTGGCGGCTCGTCCCAACGAAAGATCTTGCCCTGACGAATGTAATGATTTCCATGCAGTTTGGTCGGCTTCGGATACAGACCAGTAGGGTCGCCAACGACACGCTGATCCCTTGCCGTTTGCCAGTAGTACTCTTCTATTCCGATTGACGTTTGTCGCGTCTGAGTGACCATGCCATGCATTTTGTTGGTCTGGTCTACTGCTATCAGCTTGGCTCGCTCATACGTTATTTTCGTAAGCTCTTGGATCTCAGCAATAAGACCACGGCCTTCAGGCAATCGCTCTTGCTGGTATGTCTTCATCACGGCTTCCTGGATCTTATCGTAATAGATCTCAGGAACGGTGGTGATGAGGTGAACAGCTTGAGCTCCCATGAGCTCAGCGGTCTCCCTTATGGCGTCATTGTCAAAGATGGAAACGAAAGGCACCCCAAGAGCTTTAGCCAAACTCGCTTGGAGCTTCGTCTCTCACGCTCTGAAACAGCATGAACCCAACGTCCAGCTATGCCTCGTATGGAAGGCCCTAAGACTCTTCTCCATTTCTCTTTGTTGCTTTGAAGCGCATAAGCGGCTGCCGCCGGGCCGGGTCTTGACTCAAGCCATGGAACCATGCTCATGAGATCATCAACCATAGGCCCAACGAGCTTCTGCAACTCAGCGTATAACTGACGAGCTTGCCGTACAGAGCCGCCTACTCCACTAGCTCGGATTGGTCTGTTGGGTCGTCCCCGCCGGGGTGAACCCGCGACTTGAATAGGCATCCTTGCCCTCCAGCAAATCCCCAGTATCAAGGTCAGAGCCTAACAACGCCTCTTCAGCCTTGAGCTTAGTCTCATACATCTTCTCTAGCATTCAGCTCGTTTACTGCGGTTTCGGCTGAAATAAATCCAGCCTGATACATAGAGACCACAGCGCGAGTAATAATCTCATCACGAGTCGCTTGCTGAACCGCGTCAAGGTTCCAAAGGGGCTCATACGAGAGAACAAGGTTGGCTGACTTTCGCTTCCATTCTTCATAGCCAAACACACTCGGGCCAATCCAATCCAAACAACGTTGTTCAGCGGGTTTCCGCGTGTTGTTTATGATCGAGTCGACCATGTCATAATAGTTGCGCGAGTCGCCTTCACCAGTCGCATTCAGGCCACCTGCCGACGAACCCAAGAACCGAGTAATCGGTATGTCAGACGCCGCCGCAAGGAACTGCGTATAGGTGACTAGAAGCTCAGGGACAGAACCAAAGGAAGCCGAGAGCGACTCCACCTTAACATCCTTTCCGTCCACCAATGCGGCATTATAGACCGAAAGCTGGCGAGCTACTTCCTGCAACTTACCTTCCGCACCCGAATCCAACGCTTTGATCTTACGCAGATTCTCACCGAAAGGATGATAGCTGAAGCCATGTTCACAAGCTGATAGGCCGCTTGCTGAGTACCCAACGACCTGCAAAGTACGTCATAGAGCGGGGCAATCTTACTCTCTCCGAACCCCAAAGGATTGTACCTGAAGTTCTGCATGAGACGCTGGCTGTTCCTTCCGAAGAGCGCATTGCCGTCAAGAACAACCATGCGAGAAGCGTCCACCTCTATCCCATCAATGTTGAGGCTGTCCACCCGATCGTAGTCGGGCTGAAACGGATCCCAAGTGACGCGAGAGCGGGACAGCTTGGAAAGGTCGATCACGTTGAGGGCTTTAAGGTCTCCCTTCATCAGGTTCTGCTGATTCAGGGGCTCGCTGAGCTTTTCTCCGTCTTGGAGCAGCATGACACCAAGGATGACTGAACCACCAAGCAAGCGTTCCTGCTTCATGGCACGGCGCAACTGACGTTCAACACCAAGGTCTTCCCACGCCCTCGCAATCATCAAGCTCGTCTTCGGGAGACAGTCCTTCTCGAATGGTGGGCTTTCGCATAGCGTCGTCCACCGGAATGTCAATGATCTTTCGCACTTCCCATGACGTCTCATAAAGGTTTACATACGTCTGGTACCGAGCGAGAAAGTTATTATTGTAGTACGGGGAGAGAGACGTGAATCCCGTGACCTGAGTCGCTCCCCTGTCATTCGTCGTACCTGCGCCGCTAGACCCGGTGACGAGCGTATTGTTCGTCCGGGTTCTATGGGGACGGCGGGAAAATCCCAAAGACAAACGAGATCGCGACATCTTACCACCTACAAACTGACATTTCCGCCAGCGTCTTTGTATAAACTTACAGCCATCGTGAACGCATCACAATGGTCGTCATGCGCGTGTGACATATCCCTAGCGAATGCGGCGGCTTCTTCCATCAGAGCGGCGGCTCCTGGAGTCACATTCACGACCGTATCCTTGTCTATCCGCACCGGAACATTCCCCAATGGGAGAAATACTTTGCCTCCATGGACAAACCACGAGGCCTCTTGCATCCTTGCCACCTTGTCCGCTGGGAATGAGAACTTGTTAGGATTCCATGCAAAGGCGGGCAATCCCGTTGTCGCGCAGCGTCTGCGCCAACGGAGTCCCACTCGCCTTGTCTTCTATCCAAAATTCCCTCGGCTTGTCCATCACGTTGTAGAACAGCTTGGAATTGAGCAGCAGCTTAGGGAAGTCCCACCTGCCATACATGGAGTCAATGAAGTAAAGCCCGCTCTCCGTTCCTTCCCAGCACTGCACAACCGA